GTCATAATTCCATTAGTGTCAATGGTTACATGACTTGTTGTGCCGTGAGCATTTCCTTTTCCTATTTCAAGTGTATCAGTACCATCATCTATGCCAATGCGAAAGTCTAAGGCATTGCCGTCAAAAACAATTTTTGTATCTTCGGCTGTTCCATCACCTACTGTAGCCGAAGCAGATATATTTCCTGACGCTGCTGTTGATGGTGAGGTTCCTAAATATGGCATTATTCTACTCCTAGTCTTTTATTTCTTTCGACAGCAGTTTCTATTGTAGCATTTGTAATAGTAGTATTCTTAGTGCTATCTGAAGCTCTCTTTGACACACCTTCTAAATCACAATAATACTCAATACATTGCCTTGCTTTGTTAGTGATTGCATTTTCAATCCAATCTTGAATTGAAGTCATATCTCCTAACAATGCTTTTTCTTGTATTGAATTTAAGGTTACTTTGTACTCAGCCATTTCTTTCTCCTTTAAGCTATTTTATTAATCATAAAATATGAATATGCACCATCATTTCCACCTGTTAAATTTCTTGCACTTCCATAATCATGTTGGACTTTGACTTCTAAATAATCGCTTGCGGCTAACTGCATATTTGCAACATGAATTGCTGTTGCATCACCAGCAGCACCAACTCTTGTATTAGTTCTGTGTGTTAAACTTCCATTTTTATACAAACCAGAAAACAAAGAATCACCATCTCCTAAATTCATTCCTAAAAATGCAACAACACTATAAATACCAGCAGCAGTTGCTGTAAATTTATTACTAGCAAATTCACTTAATATATCGTAGCCCTCTTCATCCCATGTTATCAATGTAAGCGTAGCATTATTTATACTTTGGTTTGCAGATTTCCTTGCATATACACCTGATTGTAACGGAGTTGTCATAATACCATTTGTATCAAATGTCAGATGGGTTGTTGTTCCATGTGCGTTACCCTTACCAATTTCTAATTTATCTGTTCCATCATCAATGCCTATGCGAAAATCTAATGCGTTTCCATCAAAAGTAAGAACTGTATCTTCAGCTACACCAGTACCTATTGTAGATGTTGGCGATTTATTTGGTTCTTTACCTAGATATGGCATTAGGTTATCTCCATAATTGAAACAGCAATATCAGCAGCAGCACTTGCTGTTAAAGAAAGAGTGTCTGTAGTTTCCATTACTACTTTATTTCCACCCATCATTTCTAAGGTTGAATTGGCAGGTATGGTTGTTGATGTAAGAAGCTCAACGTCTTGGTTAGCTTCATTGTTTGCACCTGCTCTACTACCTGTATCTGTACCTAGAGTTAAGGTTGCTGTAATATCCGAACTTTGTGTATTACCAATCATAATTCCTAAAACAACTGTTGTCGTACTACCAGCAACAGTATAAATCACATCAGCACTTGTTACTCCAGCTTTTGTAATTACCTTAAACGTATTTGCCATTATGTATCTCCTATCCTAAAGCAACGGCTAATGCTGTAGCGTCTGCTGTTGAAACACCACCTGCATAAGTTTTCATATCTGAAGCTGGTATTTGCTTCGTTGTTGTACCATCAATAACTATAATGGCATCATCATCTGCTATAGTAATTGATGATGTTGATTTAGCAGAACCATCAAGTAAATTTAATTCTGCTGCGGTTGACCCTACATCTGTTCCACCAATATCTAATGTTGTTACAGATATTTCACCTGCTACTGTTAGTATTGCAGAACCTAATGTTAATAAGTCTGTGTCTCCACCACCACCTATTGTACCACCAGATTTAATTACTAAGTCATCTTTAACTGTTAATAAACCTGCGGAACTTAATGTTAAAGCATCTGCGGTAGAAGCTACACCAATAGTACCTCCATCTTTTATAAGAATATCATCAACAAAAGTTACTATACCTGTGGAGGCAACAGTCATAGCATCAGTAGATGAAGCAACACCAATAGTTCCCCCATCCTTAATTAGTATGTCGTCTTTAAATGTTACTATACCTGCTGAAGAAATAGTCATTGCATCATTAGCAGAAGCAACACCTATTGTACCACCATCTTTTAACATAAAGTCATCTGCAATAGTAAGTAGTCCAGCAGAGCTTAATGACATTTTTTCTGCTGCTGCTTCACTTGCACCAGTCTTAAATGATAGTTTAGTAGCATTGTTAGATGAACTGAAATCACCTTCTGATACAGCTTCAATACCTGCTGCTACTAATATAGCATCTGTACCTGTACTTTCATCTGGTGCTTGGAAATCTATTTTACCAATAACATCATTAATAGCAATATCAGTTTCGCCACTTTGTAATGTCAATGTTATTGGTGTATCATCACCAGTAGCAGTATTTTTCATTGTGACATTACCAACAGAAGAAATACTCATTTTCTCTGCGGCTGCTTCACTAGCACCTGTTTTGAAACTTAACTTTGTAGCATTGTTATCGGCTGCAAATGTATCTTCTGCTACAGCTTCTATGGCTGCTGATATAAGAACAGCATCAGTACCACCAGCTTCATCTGGAGCTTGGAAATTAATTGTTCCTAAAGGCTCTCCAACAGTTAAGGCTGTTTCACCAGTTTGTAAAGTTAAGGATACTGGAGTACCATCACCTGTAGCTGTATGTTTAAGAAGTAGACCTGCATCTGCATTATGAATAAGTTTGATTTCACCATCATCACCGAATAATAATTCAGCAGCATCAGAATCTAATTGAACATTATCTGCAAAGTTAACATCATTTCCAGCAAATGTCAAGGCTGTTGTTGGTGTAGAACCTGATTTTATTACTACTTCACCACCAGAATTTGTAATGCTACCAAATGTAGTTCCATCATCTTTAAGAACTATGTCTGCTCCACCAGCATCTAAATTAATATCTGCAACAGAGTCTAATGTTATATCACCAGAGTTACTTGATTGTATTGTAACACCAGTATGACCATCAACAGTTGCTGTTCCAGCCTGTGAATCTACAAGAACATTACCTGAAGATGTTTCTAAACTAACTGCCCCATCACCAGTTGTAATATTATCAGCAGCTATAGCACTAGCTTCAGCACTTACATAAGTATTTAACTGAGAGGCTTCAACATATTTTGTTGTACCACCATCATCAACAAGAAGTTTATCTCCAGCAGCAATAGTTATTCCTGTACCATCTGTAGCACCATCTATTTGAATAGCAGCAGCACTTACTTTATCGGCTGTACTAATAGTAGCTAGTTTTGAATCTGCTATTGCAGCACTTGAATTAATATCTGCATTAACAATAACATCACTTGCTATTCCAAATACACCTGCATTGGTAAGAGTAACATCTCCACTTGGTACAACTGGATTATAATTAGTTCCATCAGCTACCATTATAGCTGTATCTGTATTAGTGTTTAAGAAAATATCATCTCCAGTTACTGTTAAATCTCCAGAGATTGTTAAATTACCACCAGAACTTAGAGACATCTTTTCAGCAGCAGCTTCAGAAGCAGCAGTTCTAAAACTTAATTTTGTAGCATTGTTTGAAGAACTAAAGTCTCCTTCAGAAACAGCAGCTATTCCAGCAGCAACAAGTATTGCATCAGTACCAGTTGTTTCATCAGGAGCTTGAAAGTCTATACGACCAATAACATCATTAACAGCTATATCTGTCTCACCTGTTTGAAGAGTTAAGACTACAGGTTTATCATCTCCAGTTGCTGTATGTTTTAAATTTAATCCTGTATCTGCAACATGAGTAACAGTTATTTCTTGGTCATCACCAAATTTAAGAACAGCACTATCTGAATCTAATAATACATCATCTGTAATTGTAAGATCATTAGCTACAGTTAAGTTACCTGCAACTGCCATAGTTGAGTTGGCAACAGTAGCATTTGGTGTTACAGTTAAATGAGTTACATAAGTACCAGCAGAGTTTATGTCATTACCTAATGTTAATGTTCCACCATCTGCAATGTTTAATTTCCATTCATCACCTGCATCATCACCTTCATCAGCCATTAAAGTAATAGCTAATCCTGCACCTTCAGTAGCTGCAATTTTTAAAGAGTCTGTTGTAGTTTCATCATAACTTATAGCAACATTTGAATCTGTACCAAATATTAATTGTTCATCATCAACAATCATTATATCATCAGAGAACTTAAATTGGTCCTCATCTTCCATCCATGTAATTACACCATCAGATGTTTCACCATCAAATGTTACTGTTATATCTGTACCTGTAGAACCATCTCCTATTGTAATAGATGTTCCTAATAATTTAGTTATTGGTCCACCTTCAGCAGTTGTACCATCATGTGTGTGTCCTGTTCCTGAAGCAAAAGCAGCTAATATTTGATTAAATTCATTATTAGTATCGGCTGCTTGAATTGTATCCCCATCAGAATAGGAAGATTGTCTTGTGTATGTTGCCCCCATTTACTGTCTAGCTCCTGTTTGATATTCTAACTGAAATCCTTTTAAGGAATATGGTGCTGTACTACCATTATCATTTACTCTTAATGCAATTGCAAAACCTGAACCTTCAACTGCTTGTCGTTTTAAAGGCTGTGACTGACCACCATAAGTAACTGCGGCATAAGCAGATGTTCCATATACTGCTGCTATATCGGAAGAGGACAAAGCATAAGCTGATGGTCTGGCTGAGTCTGCTGATTCATAATCATATCTTAAAAATAAATTAGAACTAATTGTTGACTCTGGTGCAAAGTTTACCAGAACTCTTTGCATATGTTTTCTAATACCAGGATCACCCAAAGTTAGATCAGCACTTCTATATTTACCATTTATAGCAGTACCATTAAAATCATCACCCTTTTCTTGTTTATATACATATCCTGTAGAATCACCATGTACAACTATAACTTTACCACTTTCAACAAAACTATCAGTTGACGTTGGTCTTATACCTTTTAACTTAGCAAACTCAAATTTCTTTCCTCTTAATACACATATAAGACCAATAGTTCCTGTTGCAGCCTGTCCATCTTTTGAAAAGAAAAGTCTGTACTGCGTTTTATCAGGTATAACAACTGAATCAAATAAAGCAGAATCTGATATGTTATCATCTACTATAGTCTGAACAGCAGCACTAATTGTACCCAACTCAACATCACCAATTCTTGCAGTACCAGCAACAGTTCTTAAACCATCTGGTCCTAGAAAAATTAAGTCACCTGCAAACTCTTGGATTGTATCACCATTAATACAACCAATATCACGAGTTACAGGAGCTATTGCAAAATTTGCTAATGCAGTACCTGTTAATTTAAATATTCTATTTTCACAAAATATAAATAAACTTTCACGGAAAACTTTTAAACCAGTAATAACATCATCAACTTTTATTGTTCCAGCACCACTACCACCAGTAAAATTATCTTCATCAAATGGAACACTAAATACTAAAGTCTGGGGAGTACCAGACATACCAGCATAAAACATATGATCTCTAAAAGCAGCTACGTGTTTTGCACCACTAACAGAGGCATCAGAAACATCAGTAGCTGAAAGAGAAGAATTAAATACAGTAGGGGCATTGGCTTGATCTACAACTATTATCTTATCATTATTATCAAAATTAAATCTTTCAAAACTATACTTGTTTGCACTTGTTCTACCTGTATCTTTAACAGTCCAAGACTCACTTACTATATCATCAATAGCATGATCAGCAGCAGTTGTACTTGAGGTAGCTCTTGTAACTCCAGTAAAGGTAGTTGCAGTTACACCTGTATAAGTAAATATTTCAGAATTAATTTGTAGTGTTCCTGAAGAACTAAATCCAGTTGTTGAATCAACAGTTAAAGCCCCAGAACCTGTCATACCAGTACCAGAAACCACTGCAACAGATAGTTCTGTAGAAGAAGAACTAAATATTTTTTCACCTCTAGCAGCTATAATTTTATTTGCAAAGGTAGCGGTCATTAAAACTTCTTCACTAGAAGAAGCAGTTTGTGGAACTATAGCATTTACATACTTTTTAAATCCGCTAATTCTTCTATACCCACCTTTTATGTCAGGTTCAAAGTTTTCTAATTCTATTGCTTCTCCAGGTTGCATAATAAAGGTTGAACGATTTAATACTAAACCCCCTTCACATATAAATGCAAATGGTGAAACTCCATCATTGGCTGGCATATTATCCTGATCCTACGGCTGCTAAATTAAAAGTTGCTTTAGGTCTAATGATAGCAGTAGAACGCATATAATCCATTCTATTAGCTAACAATGACTGCATATTTTTTATCCCTTGTTCAAAGCGATTAAAATTAAGTGTATATTGTTGTGCATCACCTCTGTACTGATAAACAAAAGCTGTAGCACCATCTAGTATTACAGGAACAAATCTATCTGGTATTGCTATAGTATCTCCATGTGCATCTAGATCAGATGTAAAAGTAAAGTAATCATATTTTAAAGATGCTTGTTTTGTAGGGTATGGATATAAAGCAAAGTTATTATCTAACTTTCTAACTACATGAGTAGGAATACCACCACTTTCAAATTGTGTTACTGTATCATCGTTTGAATGAGCTGCTGCTGTTGTACTACCAGCTCCTCTAGTTGCACCTGTAAATGTTGTACTTGAAGTTCCTGTATAAGTTATAACTTCACCATTAATATATATTGTACCTGAACTATCAAAACCTGAAGTGCTATCAACAGTAATTGTTGTTACACTATCTGTATGAGAACCATTTAAAGCAGTTGTTTTGACTGCATCTTCTTCTTCTATAAATCTTTGTACATATTCATAGTACGTAAGTATATTTAAATTATCTCCACCTATACCTAAATCATCATCCCTAACCATTCTAAATGTATCGTAGT